ATTATCTGCCCATCTGTTCACGCATTAAGAAAGAAATTCGCAACGACCAAATTGAAGGTGGCATGGTCGGACAGTATAATCCGTCAATCACTCAGCGCCTAAACGGACTCACCGAAAAGACGGACGTAACTACGGGAGGGGAAAAAGTAAACCAACCTGTCACGGTAAGGATAGTAAATGGAAATACAAGCGACTAATATCTTCGCCCGTAATTGGGACGCACTAAATTCTGACAAACGTTTTATCATAAATCAGGGAGGGTCACGGTCAAGTAAGACGTATTCACTTTGTCAAATGATTATCGTTTACTGCGTTCAAAACCCTAACAAGGTGGTAAGTATAGTTCGTAAGACCTTCCCAGCGTTGAGGGCAACTGTCATGCGTGACTTCTTCGAGATTATGAAGGACTTGGAAATCTACGAAAAGTCGAACCATAACATGTCCGAGAATATTTACTTCTTCCCAAATGGGAGTATAGTAGAGTTCTTTTCAGTCGACAATGAGCAGAAAATAAGGGGGCGCAAACGAGATTTAGGGTGGTGTAATGAAGCCAACGAATTATGGTTTGAGGACTTTCAGCAACTCAATATGCGTACCGAGGAAAAGTTAATCTTTGACTACAACCCGTCGGATAGTTCAAGTTGGCTATACAAGTTACCGCCTGAAGAAAGCGTACTAATTAAGTCTACATACCGGGACAATCCATTTTTACCTGAAAGTATTAAACGCCAAATCGAAGACCTTAAACGAACCGATGAGGCACTATACCAAATTTACGCTTTAGGTGAGAAGGCAATAAGCAAATCTAACATATACAACAATTGGACGTTTCTTGGTAGGAAGCCTCAACGCTTTCAATCTTACGTGTACGGTCTTGACTTCGGTTATAATCACCCTACTGCGTTAATGCGTGTCTATTGGTCAGATGGTGACATTTGGATAGAACCCGTAATTTATGAAAGCTACTTAACCACGTCCGAGTTAATCGAAAAATTTAAACAACTGGAGATTGAAAAGACGGTAGATATTTTAGCGGATTACTCACGCCCCGAAATAATAGCCGAACTACAAAACGCAGGGTATAACGTGAACAACGCTAACAAGGCGGTTAAGATGGGTATAAATTTCGTCAAGACGTTTGGGGTATTTTGCCAGGAAGACGAAGCCCTGAAAAAGGAATACGAAAACTACAAGTGGAAAAAGGTAGGGGACATTATTACCGAAGAACCCGTTAAGCTATACGACGATGCAATGGATGCCGTAAGGTATGCTACAACCTACATAAAGGAGATGTACTATACGGATGACCAATACGTCGCATTCTAATAACCACAAATTACACTCCTTACTTATTAGGGTATGGCAATGACACTAATAGCAGCACCGCAGGAATTCACACCCGCATTTAATCCGTGCAAGTTTATATTCAACTCGACGAATAATAACAACGAAGGGTTTAGATACATATTTGATATTTACATACAAGGCACGGCAAACAAAATAGCTGAGTACCGAGTACTTCCAACCTATGGTACGGGTTTCGGTGAAATCGATTTGAGTAAGTTACTAAGTTCAAAAGTAGCCCCCGATTTCCAACCTACAAACTATTCAGAAAGTGACACGCCCATTTCACGATTTAACTATGATGTAAAGGTAGGCGAAGAGTACATAGTAACTTACACTTACTTAGCTAACTTAGTCGATAACGGCGGGAACGTTAAGATAACACCAACGGTAGCACACACGTTTCAGGTTGGCGACCAAGTTGTAGTGAATGCAGGAACGAACACTTTAATTACGGGGCTTTGGACGGTGGTGGCAATCACTGGAACTACTGACTTTACTATTTCGGCTTTGTGGTCAAACGTGACGAACCCTGCAGCAGATGGGACGGTAACTTATGCGGACAAGAGAAAGACGGTTACAAGGGACATTGAAAGTGAGTTGAACTATTGGGTATTTAACGGGGCGGTGTCATGGTCAAAGTGGAATACTTATGACTTAAATAACTATGTATTAGACAATCCAAGTGCATTATTTCTTACGTCTTGTCCTACTTCTGGCATAACAATTACACCAACTCAGGAACTTTGGTTTAACGGCATAACAGTAGGCGAAAAAATGAAAATGATTTTCAATAACTCAAACGGCGACTCATTTTATTACGATGTTACGAATACTGAAATAACTACCCAGCTATGCGTGGCAAGTCCTTTTTTAAATTTGACGGTGCTTAGTGGTACGTTGCCTTTGATTAAGCCGAATACAACGTCTTATGACGTTTATTTCATTGACGCTTCTGCACCTACCGACTCGCAAACGTACACTTTCAATATTGACCAACGATGTGCAATCAATGATTATTATTTAGTGTTTTTGGATAGGATGGGTTCTTGGGGCTCTTTTGCATTTCAACTTAGAGCATACGAAAACGGGACGAGCGCAAAGCAATCTTTTAACAAGGATGTACAGGGTTTTGTAAGTGGTAGTGAATGGTCATATGAAAACTATGAAGCGGGGCTTAACACGTATTCAAGTACGGTTGAAAAGACGTACACGCTAAACAGTAATTGGATGAGCGAAGACATGGCGGTTTACTTTCAGGAGTTAATCACATCGCCTGTAGTGTACTTTTGGGACGGTGCTAAATACTTAGCGTGTATAATCCAAGAGACTTCGTTTGAAGTAGAAAAGCAACGCAATAAGAATCTAATAAAAAAGACGGTCACAATTAAGTTGGCAAACCAAGACAAGGTAAATATATGAATGTAAAAATACAACTTGAAACGGGCTATCTTGACGTAAAGGATGGAACGGCTTTTCCTTTAAATTTTGGTGTTGCTGATATTCGGGATGTGTCTAAAAAGTCGGGGGCGTTCTCAAAGACGATTACACTCACGGGGACGGACAACAACCACAACTTACTGAACCATTATTACGATGTAAACATTCAGGCGGGTACGTTTAACATAAACACCCTTACGAGATGCTCGGTTATTCAGAACGGCATTCCCGTATTAGAGTCTGGCTACCTTCAACTAATTGCTGTTAATAAATCACAAGTTACCGCAGATTATGAGAATGAGGTTGAATATGAGGTGTTGATTAAAGACGAAAGTTCGGACTTCTATACCAAGTTAGGAAATAAGGAACTTACTGACTTAGATTTTAGCGACCTTAACCACGAATATCGAGCGGTTAATGTAGTCGATACTTTTAGCAATACGCAAGGGGATGGGTATAAATACTTAGTACCGTTTAAAGACTCAAACGAATATTTTTTGCAGGAGATGAAACCCGCCATCTATGCGAAGACTTATTTCGACCGTATCTTTTCAAACGCTGGATTTTCGTACACTTGGGACACGCTTACGGCTGCACACTTTGACAAACTCATAATACCATTTAACGGGGAAGGTTCGCTTGTTGATTACAACGACTATTTAGTAGACGCTACAAACTCAATAACTACTTCGGGCGGTTCTACTACGTTCTACGACCCATTGACGGGTTGGACGGAAACGCAAGACACGTTTAACTTATTCAATCCTACAACGGGAGTTTATGACGTTCCGTTGAACTTGCAAGGTGGTGAAAGTATATCTATCGAAATTACATTCACGGCAGATTTAAGCCTAACCAATTCGAGTGGATTAACTGCGTTTCTTCAGTCGGGTGGTACAACTTATTCGCCTATTTTCGCGGTAAATAAAAACGGAACTTTATACACTATTTCGGCAACACCTTCGGGCGTGTCATTTGATTACTTCGACTTTATACCAAACGGCACGACTGCCATAGGTACAATTTCGGGAACGGTTACGATGTTAGTGAGCAACGTAATCACTACGGACGAACTTGACTTGTTAGGTGGGTGTACAATGAACATCGGCACGACTTGGTTTGCTGGTGGTGTACCTACTCCAATAATCACAACGTGCGACTTCACTTCACTACAAGTTAGGATTCTTCCATCGTCAAACATTCTAGGTTATGGTGCGGTCATTGACATGAATAACGCGGTACCAAATAAGGTTAAACAGGCGGACTTCATTAAGTCGATTTTTACTATGTACAATTTGTATGTTGAGCAAGACACTGAGACTGCGAACAACCTCATCTTAATGCACCGTGATGACTATTATGATTCAGGCGCGGAGTTGGATTGGACGTACAAACTTGCAAAGGATAAAGACCAAGCGTTAAACTTCCTTCCTGAGTTGAGCGCAAAGAAATTGATTCTTACCTACAAGAATGACAGCGACGACCCCAACAAAATTTATTACGAAGCGACAAAAGAAATCTACGGGCAACTTGAGTACATTTTTGACAACGAATATGTAAAGGGAATAGACACTAAAGAAATATTATTTAGCCCTACGCCCATAGGCAAGAGCACATTCAATGCTTACCTTCCTGCCTTGTCAGGTGCGCCAAAAGTAAACATAAGAATATTACACGATGGCGGTGAGGGGACTTGTGATTCGTACAATATTTATAACTATGGGAACACAGGTGAAATCGGAATAACAACCTATCCAATTTTACACCATTGGGATGACCCTATAACCCCGACTTTTGATATTCTATTTGCTCAACCTGACTATATGTTTTACGAGGGTTACAGCGTTACGAATAACAACCTTTACAATCTATACTGGCGACGCACTGTAAATCAGATTAACGTTGGTAAGATGCTCACGGCTTACTTCAACCTACGTGAAGACGATATTCAAAGCCTAAAGCTAAATTCAAAAATCAGAATAGATAATAGTTGGTGGACCATCAACAAGGTGATTGATTACGACTGCAACGCGAACAACCTCACGAAAGTTGAGTTAATGAGTGCGGACACGGAAATAGATTTAGCACCATTCAAGAAACAAATTGTAATACCGACTACAACAGGCGACACGGCAAGCCATACGGGCAGCATACATTGGGACAATACTTTTGTAGGTAACGTTGTGGCGGCTACTTCGGTTGCTAATGTGTACGGACGTGGTAACGTAATACAGCCAAACGTAAACGGAATCGTTGTAGGAAATAATAGGGTACTTGACCAAACGGGAATAAGTACCGAAAGGATAACGGCAGATATTGGTGACATTAAGTCTTTAAGTTTGTCTGGTGGTATTCAATACCCGTATAAAAAAACAATCGTAAATTATTATATAACTTCAAACGATTATTTTATACTTTGTACAGGTGTTAATGTTTATTTACCCCCTTCAAATAAAGACAATAAAGGTCAAGTTTATGTTATTAAAAACGAAACTGGAACAAGTGTGGTTTATCCTTTTGGCTCAAATGTCATTGATTTAGGTTTAACTTCAATTACCTTATTAGCATCTAATAGCGTTACTTTAATTTCTAATGGGGGCACGGGTTGGTATATTATTTAACCAATTAAAACACGAATTACTTATAAGGTTATGCAAGGCTCATTCAAGATTAAATACAAGACCCGTTATAAGCTACAAAAAGCTATACAACAAACTATTACTCAAATAGATTTTAATGAGTCAGGTGAAGGGACGGGGACTATGCACGATTCAATAAGAATATCGGCAGCGACTGGTGACCTTAATCAATTGTACGTTACCATAAATGCTATTTATTACTATATGTTTTTGGACAAGGGGGCTAAACTTACAAACGGTGGTGAAATCAGACCTTACTTCATAACGCAAAAAGCTATTGAATCTTCATTAGGTCAGCAATTTTTATCAGATGCCGTAGGTGAGTACTTGGTTTGGATGCAGGAAAACTACCCTATTCTTGACGTGGCAACGATTAACGTAACGCCTGACAATATCAAACTAAACATTCAATACAATTTGTTTGGTTCGGATGGTAAGAAAAATTGGGACGGGCTTTACGACTATTCAGAGAAGTGGTGGAATTGGTAACTACGCCTTGTTAAGTTGTAACTCTTCGACCATTGACAGCATATTAAACACGAACACCAACGGAAGGTCTGTAACCTCATCAATTTTAGTAAGGTCTTGATTTGATAAGTCGTAAAGTAATTTTTCCCACGACCATTTGTTAAATACTTTTTCTTCGGCTTCGGCTTTGATGTCTTCGGGGTCAAGTTCGACTTCTTCGTCTTCGTCAATGACTGGATTGAATAGGTTTTCGTAACGTTGCTTAAAATCGTTTGAATAAAGAGCGTAATTATTTATAGCCCCGAATACTTCGTTTATACTGACTTCGTTAAATAGGTCGGTACGTTCGTCTAACTTGTAAGTGTAAGGCTCAAAAACAAGGTTGCCCCATTCGTCACGTTTCCACCTCTTGTATAATATACTAAGCAAAAGCGTAAAGTTTTGAACGTTATGATTAATATAGTGTTCTAAGTCTATGAATTCCCCCAACGTGAGCGCATCTAACGGCTTTAACATAAAACCTTTCACGGCTTGTTTAGGCTTGTTAGACGGCTCACGTTTTATGAAAGACACTTTGCTAGCTATGTCAATCAATTGTTCGGGAGTTAGCTCTTCCAACTCTTCGGGGTCTGTATCGGAGAGTATGGAAACCGCTTCCAACGTGTGCAAAAACACGCTGTTAAATTCGTTCGGGTTAATCGAATTAAGTTCAACCCATTGGCTAACCGTTACCTCGTTCCAGCTCTTCGGTAGTTTCATCTACTTTCTTTTCGGTTATCTTGGTTATCTTTTGTAAGATATCGAGAATGTACGGGAATGCAATTTCTGCTGTTTGTTTCTTGAATAGATTAACCTTCAATTTCAGGTGCGCAGGTGCGTAGTGTTCGGTACGGGTTAAGTCCGTTCGTTTGAATAGTATTGAAAGCGTTTGAGCGGTAAAATTTTCGTCTTGACTGCGGTAAATTTTTTCAATCATTCCTAAATCTTTAACACCTATTTGTTCACTGGCTTCGTAGGTGTATTTATCAATCACAATCTTAGTTACCTTTTCAGTGCTTGGTATGTCGGACTTGTTGAACTCTTTAATGTAGTTGGCGAACTCGTCAAGTTCCATTGAATCGAAAGCCTTTTCTTCAACACCTAAGTAGATAAATTTTTCAATCCACTTTTCAATGGTGTCAAGTTCGGTGTTGTTTTCGATTTTGTTGAGGTGGTCGAACTGCTCAACAGTTAGCTCGTTTAGTTGGTTTGGTATCTCAGTCCCAAAAATTTGTATCATGGTTTATATATTAGTTAAATAATCCTGCCCAAGCTAACAAGCCAATGTTAATAGCAAGTGCCCAAAAGGTGTGAAAAAAATTATGAGGTCCTTCTTGTTGTTCTCCGTGACGATAGGCAGCTAATAGTAGACTAATAGCCCACAATGTCATTAAAATAAATACTGGTTCTTTTACCATACGATTAGATTTTAATCAAAGGTAAAAAATAATGTTGAAAAATTAACCAAAAAAATTTAACGTTACTTATGTAGGTAATGGATGGACTACCGACTTACAAAATCACAATAGACGAAGCATACAACGACGGGACGGAACCGCTTGGAGTTGATGCCATAGCGTTCACAGCAAACCCCGCCGTTTTAGTTAAGGGCGTAGCGTTTAAGTCACAAGAAAGAAGCCACTTCGCAGACGAGAAAAAGTATCGTATTACTGCACCTGCCATGATACCTATGGATATTTATCGACGTGACGATGACATGGGTGAGTATTATGTACAATTCTCAGAAGTCGAAATAGATACAATCTTTAAGGACTTCATGCTGAATCTGAATAATAGAAACTTATTCAACTTAGAACACGAAGGCGACCAAATTGTCCCTGCGTATATTCTCGAAGCGTGGTTAGTAGACAATCCAGAAGCGGACAAGGCTAAAAGCACTTTTGGTATTTCAGTTCCTAAAGGGACGTTAATGGTCACGGCTCAAATCACGGACACGGACTATTATAACAAGTTAGTCGAAGCGGGTCAAGTAGGCTTCTCTATTGAAGGATTTTTAGGTCTTAAATTAAGCAACCAAATAAATACAAATAATATGTTACCTGATGGCACACACACGCTCGAAGATGGAACGGTTATCGTTATCAAAGACGGTCAAATCGTAGAAGTTCAAGAGCCAATGGCTGAGGAACAAGTAATGGAAGTTGAAGCGTCTACGGAAGTGGAAATGGCGGACACAACCGAAGTAACCGAAGAGACCGTTAAGGAGGAAGAGGTTGTTGAAGTTGAAGCAGCTATTGACCCTGCAGCGGATGCGGAAGCTATCTTGGCAATCGTTAGCCCTTTATTAGAGCAACGTATTTCTGAGGTGTTACAAGTTATCGCAGACTTAAAGAATGAATTAACTGAAACGGAAGAAGTCGCACCCGTTGAAGAAATCAAAATGACAGCGGCGCAAAAGTTTAACCAAGTAATTGACTTCTTAAAAAAATAAAGACAATGGCTAAAAAGTACAAATTCGATTTGACAGTAGACGCAAGTGCGTTACTTCAAGCAAACCCAAGTGAATACTATTCACTTCTTTACGGAATGGAAAACGCAGTAACTAACTACCGTGTCCTTCCTGGAATTAAAAACAAAACTAAAATTGCGACAGTTGTTTTTGACAACGTACTTGCAGAAGCAGGGTGTGATTTTAACGCTCAAGACGGTACAGTTAGCGCAGTAGAAATTGATGTTTGTGCATTGACTTCACAAGCGTCTGTTTGTCAGTACGACTTGGAGCAATCATGGTTGGCTCTTGAGATGGCTAAAGGTTCAAACTCAGACTTTTCAGTTGCTTCTTTCATGAACTTCTTCTGGGGTCAAATGGCGAAGAAAGGACACCAAGAATTGGCGCAGTTGATGTGGAAAGGTGACACTTTAAGTGGTACTCCTGCGTTGGCTTTGTGTGATGGTTGGTTAAAGCGTTTGTGTGCTGCTGCTGACTTCCTTACACCTGATGGAACTTATGCTGCTATCACGTCTGCAAACGTACTTGCTAAAATGGGCGCAACTTTAGGAAAAGCAACTGCTGAAATGTTGGTAAACCCTGCAAACATGCAGTTCAAAGTATCTGCTGACGTTGCTGCTTCTTACCGTATTGCTACGGCTTCGACTAACACTACAACAAACGTTACTGAAGGGTTGGCTTTGACTTACTTGGACATTCCAGTTGTTGTTGAGTACGGACTTCCTGCTTCTACAATTATACTTTCAGATTATTCAAACTTCATTTACGCACTTGATGCTGAAGGTGACCAAGATAACTTGCAAATTGTAGACTTCTCTAAGACTACTTTGGACCGTCGTATCGGTGCAAGAGCTGACTTTAAAGCTGGTTTCTATGTAGTGAATACAGACCAAGTTGTTTGGTACGGAGGAGTTCAATACTGCGACTAATCAATTTATTTAGATAGTAGGGGGGTTTAACCGCCCCCTTTTTTTTAACCTTTAAACACTAAATAAAATGGCTTGTAACACATTAACTTCAATTCTAAAAGGTTGTGACAATAATATCGGGGGTATTACTTCAATATATATTAACGACCAAGACTCAATGGAGGGTCCTATTGTAGTAGATACTCAATGGACTATCACGGACTTCGGTACTCTTACAACTCAATTTGTTCCTTTTGAGTTCCGTAGAAACACGGGAATGTTTACCGAAGAAGCAGCAATTGACCTTGTAAACGGTTCGTCTTTCGTTACTCAAACTGTAACTTTGATTTTCCATCGTCGTGAGGCGTCTAAATCTAAGGCTATTAAAATCCTTGGCGAAGGTCAAAGAGACTTGGCACTTGTTGTAGGTGACGCAAACGGAAAGTATTGGTATTTTCCAAAGGCTCAATTGACTGCGGTTGCTGAAGGTTCGGGAACGGCTAAAGCTGATGGCTCAAAGTACTCGATTACTTTCGTAGCTGAAAACGAGAACCTTGCTTACGAGGTTGTTCCTTCACTTATTCCTGACCTTATCTAAGGAATTCATAACTTAAAATTAAGGGGGGTTTAATTACTCCCCTTTTTTATTTAACCAACTTTTCAAATGGTTACTTATTAAGGTAGTATGATATACATCGAACAAAATCAAAACAATACAATAGCCTTAACACTTACAGAAAGTGCGACTATTTCGAGTCCTGTTTGGTTGTTTAAATTCGTGTGGGAAATGGACCAAACACAAACCCCTATTTATTGGGTGGGTGTGGACTTTTCTCAGTACGTTAATCGATACAATTTATTTTTTTTAGAAGAGGGCGTAGACGTTACTTTTAGAATAGGGCAATACAGATATTTTGTTTACGAAAGTCCAGACCCTATTGTAGTGGACGAAAACACCAACGAACTTGGTTTAACACTTGTTGAAGAAGGTCGTATGGTAGTCGAAGGTATATCAAATTCAATTTATGACTAATGGGTTTATTTGGAAAATTTAAAAAAGACGAAAGTCTTAAGGTAGTGGACACGGGTTATCAAAGTTTTAGTACACCGTTCTTAAAAGTACCAAGCGGGAATTTATCTTTACCTCGTATAGATGTACGCTACACTACACAGGGTTACGTTCGTTTTGGTGACGATAACCTTTACCCGCAGTACTTGAATCAAATGTACTTTATGAGTCCGTTACATGGCTCTGTTGTGGACTTTAAAACAAACGCTGCAATCGGTGGGGGTTATACCTTTGATGAGTCTAAACTCACGGACATGGAAAAGGTAGTTTTGTATTCCTTCGGTAAGAAAATCGGGTTGAAAGGTACTATTAAAGCTATCACTAAAGACATTATTCTACACGATAGATGCTATTTTCACGTTGAGTTAAAGGCGGGTAAGGTGTTTAACGTGTACCGTGTAGCCCCTGAAAAGGTACGAATAAACCAAACCAAAACTATCTACGCTGTAAATGAAGATTGGGAATACGGACTTCAAATTAAAACTTATTTACCTTACCACCCCGAACATAAAGACGGGTGTTATTTACTGGCTTATGAAGGTCAGTCAGTTGGACAAGACTATTACCCACTTCCACAGTACACAAGTGCGTTAAACTTCGCCTTTTTGAGTGGTGAACTTAGCTACTTGCAGAAATCAAACATACAAAATAGTATTTTCCCGTCGTTTGCTATGATGTTTCCTAAGAAACCGCAAGGACCTGAAGAAATGCAACTAATAAAAGACACGGTAAACAAATTAAAAGGAGCTGAAAATAGTGGTAAAGCGGTTGCCTTCTTTGCTAATAACAAAGAGTCACTTCCTGACTTGGTAAACGTACCTACAAATTCTAACGACGAACTTTTCAAGGGTGTTTCTGAATTAAATACAGAGCAGATTTGTTTTGCGCATACCATTGACCCTATACTTTTAGGAGTTAGAACCACGGGTTCGCTTGGTTCGGGTTCGGACATTAAACAAGCGTACGTTATTTTTGAAAAAAATACTATTATTCCTTTGCGTGAAACGGTAGCAGATGTATTTAACCAACTATTAAAAGTTGTAGGTATTAATACTCATATCGAAATTACTAATTACCAAATCGTAAACGAAACGATAACGGCTGTTGAGGACGAAGGTAGCCAAGTAACCAACGCATTAAACGCAATGAGTCCGCTTGTAGCTACAAAGGTACTTGAATCAATGACAATAAATGAAATACGAGCGATGGCAGCCCTTGCACCTGTACCTGATGGTGACGTTGTTAAATCTCAAATCGGATTAATACCACCTGCATTATGATTTATTTCGTAACTGAAAACTACTTAAAAGTAAACACACCAATCACGGCAAATGTGGACGTAACGGACGTTTTCCCGTACGTTAAACCTGCTTCCGATATGCGAGTACAAGCTATACTCGGAAGTTACTTCTACGCTTATTTATTGGGTGCTTACAATGCTCAGACTTTGAACAACGACGAAGAAACACTTGTTGAGAAAATACAACCCGTTGTAGCGTGGAGGGCAGCCGAACAGGCAGCTTTCGGACTTACTTACCAACTTAAGAATAAAGGTATTCAAACGCAATTTGGTGACTACTCAAATAACGTGAGTCAAGGTGAAACGGCATTCGTCATGGACCACTACGGACAGATGGCAGCCTTTTACGAAAAGCGACTTACTAACTACCTACTAACTAATAAGGCTTTATTCCCTGAGTTTACGAGTGACTTAAACACGGACTCAGATATTAAGCCTGTTGGAGGTTGCGGAAATAGAGGGGACTATGATAACACAATGATGGTTATTTAATGGCAGACCAGGAAATAAATATAAAACTTAACGGTATTGCACAAATCCGTTCTGAGTTAAAAGCCTTAAAAGGGGAACTTGCCAACGCAACCGACCCTAAACAAATGGCTGCCCTTGCAGAACAAGCGGGTGCATTAAGTGACCAACTTAAAGACGCCAACGAACGGGCTGCTGTCTTCGCTTCGGGGTCACGTTTTGAGCAGACTTCAAACGCATTTGGGTTAATGAAGTCGCAACTCATGGACATGGACTTTGAGGGGGCTGCCGAAAGTGCTAAGTTATTTGCTGGGAACTTAGGAAAAATTGACGGCAAAACTATTTCGAGTTCACTTAAAGGGCTTGGCTCAACTATTGGCTCGGTTGGTGGTGCGTTTCTAAAGTTAGGGGCGCAACTTTTAATCAATCCAATTTTCTTACTTGTTGCTGTTATTGGTGCTATTGTAGCGGGTCTTTATATGTTAGCGGACCGCTTAGGATTCGTTACTAAATTTGTGGACTTTTTAACACAAGCCTTTAAGCCTTTAATTGATATGATTAAATGGTTTTTGGACTTGATGGGTTTAACGTCTTTTGCAGCCGACGAAGCACTGGCTAAAACTACAAAGGCACTTGAAGAGGAAAAGGAAAAGCGTCAAGAGGTCTTGGGGGTTATGGACCAAAAGATAGCCTTGTTAGATGCCGAAGGCAAATCCACTTTAGCGTTAAGAATAGAACGTAATAAATACCTTCAAGAAGAAATCAATAACAACCTTAAGTTGTTGGAGATTATGGACAATAATTTCTTGAACCAAACCAAGCTATACAAAGACACGGTCAAAGAGAATAAAGCCAAGGCACAAGAAATAAAAGTTGAAGAAATAAAGTTACAAAGTGAGGTCAGAGCCGAAGCGAAAAAATCAGCCGAAGCCCATGAACAATTTTTAGCGGATAGGTTAGCAGCTACACGTCTTATTCAAGACCTTGAAGTCGGAGTGATGCAGGACGGTGTTGAAAAGGAACTCAAAGCGAACCAATATAAATACGAAAGGCTACAAGAAGACCTTTTAAAGAATAAGAAATTTAACGAAAAAGAACGCATTGCTTTAAATGCTCTTTACGTTCAGGAAGCCGAACAAACAGCAACGGCAATTAATCAAAAGTATATTGACGCCGAAGCGAAAAAACAAGCGGACCTTGCTAAAGTAATTAAGGACGCTCAACTATTAAGGGCGCAAGAAGAAGAAGATTTCTTCGAACTATACGACCAAAACACACGCAGTCAAGCACAACTTGAAGAGGACACGGTTAGAGCAAAATACTTTAACCTAATTGAACAAGCTAAACAATACGGATTAGATACTCAAGAATTAGAAAAAAGACAGCAAGAAGAAATAGCTAAAATTCAAGATGATGCCCGTGCAAAAGAAGCTGAAAAAAGAAAAGCAGAACTTGACGCTAAAATAGCAATAGCCGAACAGTACACGCAATCAGTAAATAACCTTGCAGAAACGGCGTTTACTTTGTCTAATCGATTTGGAAAACAAGACGAAGAAAGCAAAGAGAAACGGGCAAAGCGTCAATTTCAAGTCGCTAAAGCCTTGCAGTTAAGTATGGCAATTATGGACGGGTTTAAAGCCGTTACAACGTTCTTTTCTACTAACTCTTTAACGGTTGCGGGTATTCCAAACCCAGGGGCTATTGCGTCACTTGCTTTAACACTTACTTCGGTAGTGGGTAACATTGCTAAAATTGCGAGTACTCAATATGGTTCTAAAAGTTCAGGCGGTGCAGGGGGTGGAATGACAGCACCAAGTGGCGGTGGTACTGCAAATGCAGGAGGCGGGACACCTTCTTTTAGTCTTTTCGGGCAAGGTAACAATATGAACACGACAAGCGGACCAAAAGACGTAGAAAACAATTCAAACCAACTTACAGTAAAAGCGGTTGTAGTTGAAAGTGACGTAACGTCTACTCAAAATAAGGTTAAGAAAATGCAGGAAAACGCTACATTATGACAAGCTACATAACATTACTTTCAAAAATAGAGCAGTTTTGTAACGCTCACTTGCAAATCAAAAAATACGGTGGGGAATTTCGGGAGCAGATGCCGAACTTTTCTACTAAAGATGAAAAGTACCCTGTGGTTTTTGTTGAGCCTGTAAGTGATTTAGAGGATTTAAACACGAACCAATTTAGCATTAACGTTTACTGTGTCGATATAATCCAGAAAGACCGTGCAAACCTGAATTCAATAGTATCGGACTGCCAACTAATCCTTAAGGATATGTACGTTTATTACACGAACGACATGGATTTACAGTTGGATGTGGTGGGTACGTCTACAATGACCCCTGTAAATAACTTTGATAGTGACTATGTGGCGGGGTGGGTTATGTCAATAACGTTTGAGGTGGCAACTTACGGACCTTGTGAAATACCAATGAACCCGATAACACCCGAACCGCCTGTGGAATGTCAAGATGGTAGCGTCGAAAATTCAAATGGAAGCTATACGGCAACCGTTCCAAGTGGTGGTTTACTTATATTACCAGACACAACTTACAACGTCTATTTAGATTCTATTTTAGTAGCAACTGAAACGGCAGTAACTTTAGCAAATTTTGATATCAATATAGTATGGCAGTAAATATAAATATACCTTCACAAGTTTCTCAATCCATCACGGATGGGGTTACGGACAAAGCACCAAGCGAGAACGCAGTATTTGACGCTTTAAATTTAAAAGCTAACACCGCAGATTTAGGGGCAACGGCTTTTTCAAATGACTACAATGACTTAGATAACTTGCCTACTATTCCAAGCGTTACGGGTTTTGTACCTTACACGGGTGCAAGCAATAACCTTGACATGGGGACGTACAACGTAACGGCGGACCACATAAGTTTAAACGTGTCACCTTCGGGGGCGGGTTTTGTCGTAGGTTCTACGCAATGGAACAATACCATAGGAAGTTCTGAAACACTTTTAAAAGGTGGTAACGTAACGTTAAAAAACGGTGTGGACTTAGTAGCCCGAATCGTTAATAAAGTAACACCAAACACCACACTAACAAAAGCAGCATATCAAGCGGTTAAAGTTAGCGGGGCAACGGGTGGGCGTTTATCAGTTGGACTTGCTCAGGCAAACACGGACTTAAATAGTGCGGATACTATCGGTTTAGTTACTGAAACAATAGCTACTAATCAAGAAGGTTTTATAATTACGGTTGGACAATTACTCGACATTAATACGACAGGTTCTTTACAAGGTGAAACGTGGGCAGATGGTGACGTACTTTACCTAAGCCCTACGGTTGCGGGACGATTGACAAACATTAAACCAACGGGGGCAACGGGTCACATAGTTGTTATGGGTTACGTTGAATATGCTCACGCTAACAACGGGGCTATTTACGTTAAAATCATGAACGGTTGGGAGCTTGATGAGCTTCACAATGTATACATCAATCCAGCTACATTGGCAGATAATAATTTGCTTCAATACGATTCAGCAACTTCACTATGGAAAAATGAATCATTATCAACAGCTGGGG